TTCTACCGCATGTGGCACGATGCAGAAAAAGCAAAGAATGAATATAAACCAACTGATGTTCATTGGAGTCAAGTTCCTGGTAGAGATGAAGTATGGAAAGAGCAAACAATTGCAAACACATCAGAACAGCAGTTTAAAGTTGAGTTTGAATGTGAGTTCTTAGGTTCTGTTGATACTTTAATTGCTCCTAGTAAATTAAGGAGTATGGTTTATCAAACACCAGAAAAAACAAATGCTGGATTAGATGTGTATGTGGATCCTGTAAAAGGTCATGATTATGCACTTACTGTTGATGTAGCTAGAGGTGTGTCTAAAGATTTCTCTGCATTTGTAGTGATTGATATAACAGAGTTTCCTCATGCAGTTGTTGCAAAGTATAGAAATAATGAAATAAAACCAATGCTTTTTCCTAGTATCATTGAAGAGGTCGGTAAACAGTACAATGATGCTTTTGTATTATGTGAAGTAAATGATGTTGGAGATCAAGTAGCATCTATACTAAACTTTGAATTGGAATATAAAAATCTTCTTATGTGTTCTATGAGAGGTAGAGCAGGGCAAATTGTTGGTCAAGGATTTTCTGGTAAAAAGACTCAACTTGGAGTCAAGATGTCTAAGACTGTAAAAAAGGTGGGTGCTCTTAATTTAAAAACTTTGATTGAAGAAGATAAACTTCTTTCTTGTGATTATGATATCATGAGTGAACTCACTACATTTATTCAAAAAAGTAACTCATTTGAGGCAGAAGAAGGATGTAATGATGATCTTGCAATGTGTTTGGTAATTTATGCATGGTTAGTTGCACAAGATTATTTCAAAGAACTTACTGACCAAGACGTAAGAAAAAGATTGTATGAGGAACAAAAAAACCAGATAGAACAGGATATGGCTCCATTTGGATTTATGGATGATGGAATGGGTGAAGATTCTTTTGTTGATGCTGATGGTGACAAGTGGTTTAAGGCAGATGAGTATGGAGATAAGTCATACATGTGGGAATACCTTTCGTAAAGTTGGTTTTTAATAAATATTTGAAGATTAATTGATAAATTCGGAGAAAGAAAACATGGCTACTCCCCAATTATCTCCTGGAGTACTGATAAGGGAGGTTGATTTAACCGTAGGAAGAGCTGAAAATGTTTTAGATAACATTGGAGCTATTGCTGGGCCTTTCCTACAGGGACCAATTGATGATCCTGTTGATATTGCAACAGAGCAGGATTTACTAAATGTTTTTGGAGAACCACAAAATACAGACGCACAATATGAATATTGGATGACTGCTTCATCATACCTCTCATATGGTGGTGTGCTTAAAGTAGTAAGATCAGATGACGCAGATCTTAAAAATGCAAACTCTGGTGTTCAGATAGCAGCAGCAGATGTTAAAGTAAAAGGATATGAAGATTATATTGAAAACTATCAAGATGGTTCTACTTTCTTCTACGGTGCTAAGAATCCAGGTACTTGGGCTGAGAATTTAAAAGTATGTACTATTGATGCTCAAGCAGACCAAAGAATTTCAGTTCCAGCAGCAGCAGTTACTGCAGCAACAGTTGGATTTGGTATTAGTGAGTCTGTAAGCAATGTAGTTATTCCTGGTGCAGGAAGCACAGCAGCATTTAGTGGTGCTATTAAAGGTATTATTACTGCTAAAGATGCAGTAAATAACACACTTGATGTTAAGGTTGTTTCTAGAGTTGCTGCTGATGGAACAGAAACAGCAATCGATTATGCAGAAGGAACTGATTTTGCAGCATTCTCAAGCACTGCTGTTCTTAATATTATCAATAACTCTGCTGCAGTTGTTGCAGGTGGTGCTCATACAGCAACAGCTGCTGTTGATTGGTATGATCAGCAAAAATTAGATCTTACTAATGCTAATATTTTCTGGAAAGAAATTGCAGGAAAACCTACCACAACATCATATGCAACTGATAGATCTGCTAAGAATGATGAAATTCATGTTGTTGTAGTAGACGACTTTGGAACTGTTAGTGGAATCAAAGGTAATATTATTGAGAAGCACATAGGTCTTTCTAAAGCAAAAGATGCAGTATCTGCAGTCAATGCTCCACAAAGAACATTCTATGAAGATTTCCTTGCACTTAATTCAGCAAACGTCTTTGCAAGTGCTAACCCATCATCAGTTGGATTAACAACTTATCGTGCATCAATACCAACACCAGTACCTACTGGATTCTCTGCTGCATATACAAAAGTCACTGACGGTGACGGTCTTTGGGGACAAGATGCTCAAGGAGTAACTTATGCTGCAATCGGTAATACTACTTACACTTTCACTGGTGGTAAGAATTATAGTTCAGGTGCTGCAGGATCTGCAGGTAACTTAAAAGCAGAATTAGGTGCTCTTAAAACTTCCTACGATCTATTCAATAATCCTGAAATAGAAGTTGATTACTTAATAATGGGACCAGGTTGTTCAACTAAGTCAGAATCTCAAGCAAAAGCAAATAGTTTGATTGCAATTGCTGAGTTGAGAAAGGATTGTGTTGCTACTATTGGGCCACACAGAGCAGATATTGTTAACATAACAAATACTGATACTCAAACTTCAAATCTAATAAACTTCTTTAGTCCACTAACTTCATCATCATTTGCAATATTTGATAGTGGTTACAAGTACGTTTTTGATAGATTTAATAATAAATTTAGATACATTCCTGTCAATGGAGACATTGCTGGATTGATGACTCGTACAAGTGTTGTTGCATTCCCTTGGTTCTCACCAGCAGGACAACAACGTGGTACTATTAACAATGCAATTAAACTTGCATATAATCCAACAAAGGCTCAAAGAGATAAGATTTATCCTGCGAGAATTAACCCAGTTATTACACAACCTGGTGTTGGAACAATTCTATTCGGTGATAAGACCGCATTAGGATTTGCATCTGCGTTCGATAGAATTAACGTTCGTCGTTTATTCCTTACAATCGAGCAAGCACTTGAGGGTGCAGCAAATGCTCAACTATTTGAACTTAACGATGATTTAACAAGAGCAAACTTTAGAGCAATTGTTGAACCATTCCTTCGTGATGTTGAAGCAAAGAGAGGTCTTAACGGATTCCTCGTTATTTGCGATGATACCAATAACACACCTGATGTTATTGATAATAATGAGTTTAGGGCAGACATCTTCCTGAAGCCTGCTAAGTCCATCAACTATGTTACACTTACCTTCGTTGCCACCAGAACTGGTGTTAGTTTCGAGGAAGTAGCAGGTCGAGTTTAATTTAAATTACAAATAACCAAAGGAGGAAAAATTAACAATGGCATTTTCATTAAGTACATTTAAAAGCTCGCTCAGAGGTGGTGGTGCAAGGCCTAATCTGTTTAGGGTCGAAATACCAGGCGGAATACCTGGTGGAAACACACTAGAAGCAAAAGATCAACTTTTAATCAAAGCTGCTCAATTGCCTGAGTCTGCAGTTGGTATAGTAGAAATTCCTTTTAGAGGAAGAACTTTTAAGGTTGCAGGTGATAGAACATTTGCACCTTGGACAATAACTGTCATCAATGATGAAGATATGGCAGTTAGAAAGGCTATGGAACAGTGGATGCAATTTATTGCACAGTATCAAGATGGTTCAGGAGAAAATACTCCTAATGATTATATGAGATCAGCTACTGTTACTCAACTAATAAGAACACCTTCTAATAAGGGTGGTACTATTGGTGGTGGTCTTGCTGAGTCAACTCAGTATAAATTCCATGATATTTTCCCAACCAATATCAGTGCTATTGATTTATCATATGATTCTTCTGATACTATCGAAGAATTTACAGTTGAATTCCAAGTACAGTTCTGGGAACCACTAAATTATTCCGCATAAAGTAGTAAGTATAGTATTTTTATGCTATACTAAATACTATAGTAACTATAGAAGTTTAGATAATGTCTAAATTGTTTGGATTCTCAATAGAGAATAACGAACCAATTTCACCAGACGTAGTTTCCCCCGTACCTCCGAATAACGAGGACGGGGTTGACTACTATTTAAGCAGTGGATTTTTTGGTTCTTATGTTGATATAGAGGGAATCTATAAGACAGAGTACGAATTAATAAGAAG